GATTTCGTGGCATTCACTTGGTGGTGGTGATTGGCAGATAATGCATGGCATGAGTTTAATTTTGGCAATGTGTAACCTTTCCCCTGCACTTGGTTTCAGTTTGTTTTTTGATTGCATTATTGGGTGGCCTTGATTTCCATTCGGGCTGAGTACTGTTCTGTTCTCCAAACTTCAATTCTTGCTTGAGCTGCGGTCATTAGCCATCGGTGTTTTTCCTCTTTTTCTACCGCTTGTTTAATGCCTTCTAAAATTTGAATATAGTCCTCGTGTGCATAGGCAAAGGTTTCTTGCTTGCCAAGTACTTCAGTCCCTGCTCGTGACATGAGTTGGGCTTTAATTGATTTCCGATATTCCTCTAAATACATTCTGTCAGCCTTGGCTTTGGCATATAGTGGAGCAGTATCTATTAAATATTGAATGGCTTTTGTTGGTTCGTTCATATTATCTCCACGACTAAATCATTATTTGATTTAATATAATCTTTGGTTTTCTTAATATATCTCTCGAATTCAGATCGACTAATGCTTGATTGTTGTAAATCAGCATATTCGATTAAATCCCTCACCGCTTTAATGCCTTCGCCTGATAAACCCATTTTCATTGTGTTTTGGTAGCGTTCTGCTGCTTGATGTAAGGCTTCTTGTGCTTTTTGGCAAACTGGTAAGACCTCATCTTTTCCAATGTTGTGCCTTGCCATCGTTTCACTTAGGTTTAAAACGTCAACAAGGGTTCTCCAGTCTGTTACTGTGCCTTGTCCTTTGGTCATTGCTTCTAGTGCTGAGTATTCGAGCATTCTGAGCTTGTCTAGCTTATCTCTGTGGGTGATTGACGCACCTACTATTGCGTGAGTAAGTGGGTCAATCAATGCCCATACCTTGCGTTTAGTTCGCTTCCGCATTGCTTTCTCTTGATCTTATAGCTTCTCCAATGTGCATTGCTTCTCTAACCTCTGCACACTCTGGAAAACCTCCTTTTACCCAAAAATCAACTGCCATATCAGCCAATTTTGCACATTCATCACGTTCGGCAGAGGCAATAAGGTTGGCAAAGCGTATAAGACCCTCTTCATTAAACTTCAGGCCATGAATAGTGTGTTCTATTGCCAACTTAATAATGTCTTCGTTAGTCATACATCCTCCATCTTGTAGTTCAGCTTGTGATGCTGAAAGCGCATTGCCGCCTCCATTTCCAATTCAGCACAAGCCTCTTGTGACATACATCCCACAATATCACGCCCAGAGAACCAAACTTCTTTGACTGATTCGTTATAGGTGGATTTGTCCTCGTCTATTTCGTACTCATAGACTACTGTAACGATTTCGCTACCTTGACCGATTGTTGTATCAAATTCCCAAGTTTTTTCCATCATTCACTCCTGTTTAAAAATTAAATGTTAGTCTTGTTTTGCAAGGTTTTCTATTGGGACTTACCCTAATCCAAGCATTCTTTTATGCAAACATCTACTCCTGAAACACTTGAATAAACCTTGGAAACATGGATATTCACGATCTGCGAATCATCCTTGTAAACAACTCCATTCATAGCGTCTTCTACACTTTTAAGCACATTGGATGCATCTGGCTTCTTAATTGGCTTCTCCAAGCCGTTTAAACAGGCTTCTATGCGCTTTTTAGGCAAAGACTTAGGGATTGGTGCTCTGATGTACAAATACAGCGTTACAGGGGTTTCCAATGGTTCGCTACTTCCCATTGCTTCTATTGCGGCTTCTTTGATTAAAGACTCATAGTTTCTTGTTTTGTCAGGGGTGTAAGTTTGGACAAAGTTTCCTCGCTTTGCATACCTTGCTCTTTGTTTGCCAACAGGGTCAGCATCTACTTTAAAAGTGACCATGAAGCTCATAGCAATGTCCCATCTTTAATTCTGTTCATATATTCTCGGATTCTGTCTCTAGCGCCAGAGCCATAGATTCGTTCTGCTCTCTCAAGTCTGGCACGAATGAGATCACGATTCTTGGATGACTCCCAATTGCGATAAAGTTCCCTTGCTTCTGCTTGCTCAAGGATTACTCTATCGCTTTGGCCTTGAATGTTTCTTCTACTCCAAGTCACCAGTTAACTCCAAGGCTTTGTTTATCAGGTGGAGAGGGTAAGGAACACCCTCTTTAACCTTGTCTAACAGTCTCATTGCTTCAAAGTAGTTCATACAAATAAAAGTTGTTGAGTTTTAACAGTTGTTCCAGAGTCGTATCTCTGTGAGTCACCTTTTGGATATGGCATAACTTCGTATTTCAGCTTAGATCGCATGACTTTTTTGTCAGTTTTTGACCCGTGAAACGAAATGTATCTATGCTTTCTTGAACGCTCTGTGTAATAAAAATCATCCCCATGAAGTTCTTTAATTTCTTCTAATGTCAAGCCATCACTTATGGTTTTTGAATGTTTATGTTCTTGTCCTTTAATTGTCCAATCAACTCTATTTGCTGAAAGTCCTGTGTAAAGAAAGTTTGTAGCTTGATAAACATAACCTATATGGCCTTTTCCTGTGTCAGCATAAGAAACCACAATACTTGGTTTAGGCAATAACTTAATTGAATTCGCAATAAGAAATGATGCTTCGTTTTTGTGGTTATCCAACAAACAAACTCTGTTTAGTTCTAAAACTTTGTCTGTATATTCTTTTCCACAGATTCCCATGCAAAGAGATGGTGACGCAGGGATTCCATAAGTCACCACACCAACCAAAATGTCATCTTTATAAAGTCCAAACGCAAACATAATTTGTGGCATACGCTTGGCGTAGTGTTTTTCAAGCAACCAAGGCTCAACCTCAAAAGTGTTAATTGGTAAAACTTTCATGCTTTACCCCTTAATTGAGCCATTCTTTCTAAAGTCTCCAAAGATGGAGGAACTGCTTTTTTTCTATCAGCTTCAATCTTTAGCAAAACAAGATTAGGCTCATTTGATGGTGGAACTGTGACCCTGCCAATGTCGGCAGGATTAAGTTTTACTGCTTTTGTGTTTCTCACCCAATTACGCCAAGTGGCAAACCAATCTAACTTCACACCCTTTTGACCAGCTTGGGCAATCCAATAATCTTTGAATTGATCAAAGGTTCTGGTGGGGTGAAGCTCTGGCCTTGTCTCTTTACAAAACTGCTCCCATTCCAATGGAAAAGAAAAATCATTAGCGAGGCGTTTGCCGAGTGCCTTCTTATCTTGGTTATTGGTTATTGGTTTATGGTTATTGGTTAGTGGTTCTTGGTTAGGGTTATTTTGGCTATCTTCTGGGATCCCAGAAATAACCGACTGGGTTTTCTTTGGCCTACCACCTAGCTTCCCATTACGCTGATTTTTCTCAGCTTGTTCATGGTAATCTTTAATTTCAACTTGAATGCGTTTATGTGTGTATCCTGTTTTGCCCAAAACAAAGAAATCTGACAAAACATTTTGAAGAAATTTAACCTCATCAGAACCCAAACGTAACCGCCTGATAACCATTTGGGTTTCTTCTGGAATTGGTTGTTCATCAAGGTAATACCAATCAATCAACTGGCGATAAATGCCATGTTCAATTGTTGATAGATGGCCTGTATCTTTCCGATAGTCGGCAATATTGAACTTGTAGTAGTGCATAGCTGTCTCATGTTCCAATTCTCCCTAAAAGAAACTGCGGCAGGAGGGGAGACTTCTCTTTTCAATGCGCTCATGACTTCGCATCTAGCCGTGTTTCAAAACATTGTATCAAATGAATTGATTGTTGGTAATCTCTTTCACAGGTTTTGGTCTGCCAAGCAATCTTTTAGCCTGTGCATTCATCACCGCATACTCTGATTTACTGAAGATACCTTTGGCGTTTCTGATGTCGAAAGGGTTCAGCAAGCACCGAGGCTCATCATTGACAACTTTTTGAGCCTCAATCATGTGTGGTTCAAGGGTGTACCTAGCTACTCTATAGCGACCAACCTTGACCTCTTCTGTGGTTAGCTCACCTTTGTATCTCAACTTCTTAGCTGTGGACAGCACAGAGGATTTAGGCATCCCTGTTAAATCACAGACTTCTTGTGAAGTAAGTGGCCCATTCTGTAGAGCTTTAATGATCATGGCTTGAGTCATTTGAAAAGGTTCTCCAAATTGATTTTTCGGTTTAGATGTAGTTCTAGCGTTCTAGCAAGCAAAGCGGTCATAGAAGCATCTAAGTCCTCTGGATCGGTTGTGTAAGCATCT